CAGAGGGGTACGTCGTGGACGTGTACGCGAGCGGCATTCACTTGCGCGGGCGCGACTTTGTCAAGGGCGAATACCTTCCGATTGCGTCGTATTGGTTGGATACCACGTTGCAAACCGTCGAGGCGGGCACGTACAAAGACAGCACGGGCACGATCAAAACATAACGGGAGGGCGATCACATGAACGCATTGCATCTTCTTTGGATTGTGCCGCTGGCGGCGGCGTATGGGTTCGGAGTGGCAGCAATGGCGCAGGCCGCAAAGGCGAAAGGCCCTCCCCCGCCCTGACGCCCAGCGGCCTCAAGAGGGACTGCAAAGGGCGATCCCAATTTACGCAGCGAGGCGAAAAACGAGATTTTCGGGAAACTTTGAAAATTTCCGTTGAAAATGGGCGGCGTTGAAAGGAGTTGACGAAATTGGAAGCGCACGAAACGCAAAGCGAGCGAGAAAAGAAGCTGCGGCAAATCTTCTCGGGCATCGACGGCGACGTGAACGAGACAGTTTCGCAGCTTATCGACGAAACGGTCTATCTCGAACAGCAATTGACACTCTTGCGCGGTGATTCTATGTTTCGGGTGCATCCGCAAAACCCGGAATTGGTAAAGGTCAGCCCACGGGCGAAGCTTTACAAGGAATTCTTGCAGCAGTACACAAATTGCATCAAATCTTTACTTGCTGTGCTGAACAAGAACGCGCCGGAAGAGGTCAGCCCCTTGCGGCAATGGCTGGAAGAAAGGCAAAAGCAGCATGAACCGGGCTGACTTGTGGCTTGTGAAGTATCGCGAGGCGATCAGGACGGGCGAGATCGTCGCCGGGCAAGAGCTAATAATCGAACTCGACCGCCTGATTGCCGACCTTGACAATCCTCGATACGTCTACGACACGCGGGACGCGTGGGAACGCATGGAATTCATGCAAGGCTGTATCAAGCTGACGAAGTCGCCTTTCTACGGCAAGCCAATGACGCTTATGCTGTGGCAAAAAGCGTTCATCGAAGTTGTCTACTCCTTCAAAATGGCGGATTCGGGCTTTGACCGATTCAAGCGGATTGTCTTGCTGATTGCCCGCAAGAACACAAAGAGCGAAACGTGCAGCGCGCTCGCGCTCACGGAAGCAATTTGCGGAGCAATGGGCGCGGATATCGTTTGCAGCAGCAACGACGACAATCAAGCATCAATCATTTACGACGCTATTGATACAATGCGCCTGCTGATTGATCCGACAAGCGTCGACACGTGGCGAAATCAACGCTTTATCCGCTGCAATATCACGAATAGCAAGATTTTCAAGCTCTCCGACCGCACGCGGAACAAAGAGGGCAGAAACATCGACTTCGCTATCGTGGACGAAGCCCACGAAATGAAAGACAACGTCATTGCGAAGAGCGTCGAGCAGTCGCAAAGCCTCAAGGATAACCCGAAATTTATCATCATCACGACAGAAGGATTCGTCAACGACGGTTTTCTCGACGATGAATTGCGGAATTGCCGGGCGATCCTGAACGGCGAAGAGACGGGCATTGCAGCCGAAAGAACGTTGCCTTGGCTGTATACGCAGGACAGCGAAGCGGAAGTCTGGCAGGATGAAACGACGTGGCAAAAGTCAAATCCGACGCTTGGCATCGTCAAAAAGTGGGACTATTTGCGGGAGCAGATAGACAGGGCGCGCCGTTCAAAGGCCGACCGCATGTTTGTCCTTGCGAAAGACTTCAATATCAAGGTCAGCAATAGTCAACAATGGCTCATGGAAGAGGATTTCACCTATCCGGCGACGTTCGACGTCGAGGATTTCCGGAATTCCTTCGCGCTGGGCGCTGTGGACTTGGCGGAAACAACGGACCTGACTTGCGCAAAGGTCTTGTTAATGCGAAAGGACGACAAGACAAAATACGTCTTGACGCATTACTTCATCCCCGAAAGCAAGCTCGAAAAATCCGACGATTCTGCCTATGGCGCAAAGTATGCGGAATGGGCACGGGCTGGCCTGCTGACTATTCACGACGGCAACGAAAACGACCTTTCCCGCGTGGCGGATTGGTTCTATGAGTTGTATGCGAAATACGGCATACGCCTGATAAAGTGCGGCTACGATCAGCGTTTCGCAAAAGACTTCTTGCAGAAGATGGACTATTACGGTTTTGATTGCGAAATGGTCTATCAAAACAAGCTGACTTTGTCAAATGCAATGAAGCTTGCAGAAGCAGACTTTAAAGATCAGCTTATCAACTACAACGAAAACCCGGTTGACCGCTGGTGCTACGGTAACGCGAGCATGGAAATTGACAGTCTTGGAAATGTCATGGCGGTAAAGATCAACAATCAAATGCAACGCCGCATTGACGGCGCTGTGACGCTGATAATCCTTTACGAGATTTTCAGACGGTATAGGACGGCACTATTTAATAAATTGGGGTGAGAGTATGGGGCTGTTTGACTTCCTGAATTTGAGCAGGCAGCGGAAACGATACAAATATGCGCAAATGCTGAACGGGCGCGTCCCTGTGTTTTCATCCTTTGGGGAAAACATTTACGCGAGCGACGTCGTGCAACAGGCTTGCTTCTGTATCGTTCAGGAAGTAAAGAAGTTGACGCCGATGCACGTCAGGAAGATCGGGCAGGACGTGACGCCGGTCGCCGGTCGCCTGCAAGCGGTGCTGAACGCGCCAAACGACGTCATGACAACGTCGGACATGCTGGAACGTATCGCGTGGGCGTATCTTGTCAAGTATAACGCTTTCGTTGTCCCTGTATGGGATTCAAACAACGAGATTGCGGCGCTTTGGCCTGTTATCCCTGACCGCGTGACATTCGTCGAAGACGCAGGCGGTCGGCTGGGCGTTGTTATGGCGTTCGCAGACGGCACAGAAACGACCGTGCTTTATAACGACGTTATTCACATCAAGCATCATTACTTCGCAAACGACTATCTCGGCGGAGACGCGAACGGCCTGCCGGATAATTCGGCGATCCTGCAAACGCTCGAAATGAACGACGCCTTGATGCAAGGCATTACAAAGGGCGTAAAAAGCTCTTATGCCGTCAACGGTATCGTCAAGTATAATACAATGCTTGACGATGGCACGATGAAAAAGAACATTGAGGCATTGACAAGTCGCTTGCAGGCCAACGAATCCGGCTTTATGGGGCTTGATATCAAGGGCGACTATATGCCGATTACGCGAGATATCAAGCTTGTCGACAAAGATACGCTCGAATTCATCGACAGCAAGATTCTACGGCATTTCGGCGTCTCGCTTCCAATCCTGACAGGCGACTACACGCCGGAACAGCTTGCGGCGTTCTATCAAAAGACGATCGAGCCTTTTGTCGTCGCTCTTGCTCAAGCTTTCACGAAGGGCATCTTCTCCCGGGCGGAAATCGGGCACAAGAATGCTATTGAATTCTATCCGGAAGAACTCATTTTCATGAGTACGGCGCAAAAACTCGAAATGGTCCGCTTGCTGGGCGATTCGGGCGCGTTGTATGAGAATGAAAAGCGCAGAATTTTCGGCATGCAGCCTTTGCCGGAACTGACCGGAAAGCGCGTGCAATCGCTGAACTATGTCGACACGGCGCACGCGCAGGCATACCAACTCAAGGACGCAAAAACGAAGGAGGACGGGGACGATGGAGAAGAAGAAAAAGACGCTTCCGGCGCTTGAGCGGCGAAGCTACGCTTTCGAAGTGCGAGCGGAGGGCGACGAGCAGACCGGCGCGACGATTACCGGCAGGCCGATTGTATACGGCAGCACGACGGACATTTGCGGCGCTTTTGCGGAGATCATCGAACCGGGCGCACTCGACGGCGCTGACCTGTCCGACGTTCGCTTTCTTGTCAATCATGACATCAACCGCATTCCCCTCGCCCGCTCTCGAAAGAGCGCCGAGGGCAGCACAATGCGCCTGACGCCGGACAAAGACGGCATGCTCATGAGCGCCGACATTGACACGGTCAATAACAGCACGGCGCGAGAACTCAACAGCGCTATCAAGCGCGGAGACATTTCCGGCATGTCCTTCATGTTCTCCGTCGCAGAAGAGCGCTGGGAGGATGTGGACAGCGATTACCCGACGCGCCACATTCTGAAAATCGGTTCTGTCATCGAAGTGAGCGCGGTAACTTTCCCCGCTTACGAAGATACGGAAATACATGCAAGAGGCGGAGCGTTGGAGAATGCCCGCGCCGCGTTGGAGAACGCGAGAAAGACGAAGCGCAGCAAGACGCCGGAGGGCGTGGACGCTTTGGAGCTTGCAAAGGCAAAAAACAGAATCTACAAAATTTTAGGAGGTAAACCACTATGAAGAAGTTTCTCGAAAACCTGATTTCCCGCAAGCAGAAGCAGCTCGACGACCTGATTGAGCGTTCCGACAAGTCTGAAAACCTCGAAGAGGTGCGCAGCCTGGGCAAGCAGATTCGCGACGTACAGGCCGAAATCGAAGAAGCCCGCGCAAAGCTGGCTGAATGCAATACCCGTCTTGACGAATCCCGCGCCGAAATGGGCGACGAAGAGGAAGAAGAGCAGGACGGCGGCGAGGGTGAGGAAGAGCAGCCCACCGAAGAGCAGCAGCGCGCCCGCTCTTTCCGCCCCGGTCACGAAGTGCGCAGCTTTGACCTTCGCGGCAATCAGAACCGCGAGACCGTCGAGAAGCGCGCAAAGGCTTTCGCCGCTTCCGGTCGTATGAGCATCGAAGCGGAGGAAACTCGCGCCGTGCTGGTGAGCAGCGGCGACATTGCCACTCCGACCGGCGTCAGCGGCGTAAATGATTCTTTCGACCGCGTGTCTTCCATTGTGGACATGGTCAAGGTCGAGAATTGCGTCGGCATGGGCGCAAACAAGGTCGCCTATGAAAAGACCGGCGCAACCGCCGCCGAAAAGGCCGAGGGCGCTGCGGCTTCCGAGAGCGATCCCGACTTCGGTTTTGTTGAGATCATGCCGAAGACCGTCGCCACGCTGTCCAAGGTCAGCAAGGAAGTACGTCGTCAGTCTCCCCTGAACTACACGCAGAAGGTCGAGAAGTCTGCCCTGAACGCCCTGCGCAAGGCCGCCGCGAAGCTTATCACGGACAAGATCAAGGCTTCTGCCCTGAACGACTCCGTCGATATTGCTGCGATCGACGACAAGACTCTTCGCAAAGTGACTCTGAACTACGGCGGCAACGAATCCGTCGAGGGCAGCGCCGTTCTCTTCCTGAACAAGCTCGACCTGATTGCTTTCGGCGACGTGCGCGGTACTAACGAGAAAAAGGCCGTTTACGAGATCACTCCCGATACCGACAATCCCAATACCGGCGTTATCAAGGACGGCGGCTTGTCTGTCCGCTATTGCCTGAACAGCAATTGCGCAGCCCTGTCTGCTTCCGGTACCGCCGCCGCCGCTGTGACTATGTTCTACGGCAATCCTCATTGCTGCGAACTCGACCTTTTCAGCCCCTACGAGGTGACCTTGCTCGAAGAGCGTTTCGCCGATCAGGGTATGCTGGGCATCAACGGCGACGCGCAGATCGGCGCTGACGTCGTGGTCGACAAGGGCTTTGTCGTCGTCAAGAAGAGCGCTTAACAATCCGGCGGCGCGGTATAACCGCCGCGCCGCTTTCTCTTGAGGGGTGAGACAATGGCAGAGTTTAACATGCTCGAACACGTGAAAGCATGCCTCGGCATTACGGGCGAATATCACGACGAAGTTATCAGCGCGTACATTGAAGAAGTGCAGGGATACTTGCAGGACGCAGGCGTTCCGGAAAGCGTCACGCAGGCGCGTCAATGCGGCGGCGTGGTAGCGCGCGGCGTGTCTGACTTGTGGAATTACGAGGGCGGCGGAACGGCCTTGTCTCCCTACTTTAGGGAACGCGCAGCGCAGCTTGCTTTGAAGTGGGGTGCAGACAATGCGCAGACCTAACGCAGCGGCACAAATGACAACGGCGTGCAAATTGCTTGTTCCGGCGAAATCGAAAGTCAACGGCGTCGAGGTGCGCGAATATCCGGCAGACGGCGCGAGATTCTTCGCAAACGTCAAGAGCTACGGCGGCACGGAACGCG